TGATGTTATGCGTTTCTCTGCAACAGAAGTTTCAGTTAGAATGAGACAAAGGATGCCTGTACTTGGTCCACTATTAGCCAGACAGGAAAATGAGTTTCTTGATCCTTTGATACGTAGAACAGTTAAAATATTAATGCGATCAATGATGCTAGGTAAACCACCTCCTGTTTTAGAAGAAATAGGATACAGAATAGAATATATTAATCCAATCTCTATATCATTACGAAGTGGTGAAGTAAATTCGATGGTACAGTTATTTGAAATGATAATGCCTTTAGCACAAATTGATCAAACAATACCAATGTATTTTGATACTCATAAAATATTACAAAATACTGCTGAAGTGTTACAAGTTCCTCCATCTAATTTACGTACCCAAGAACAAGTTGCAGAGATTATAAAGAAACAAGAAGAACAACAAGCATTACAACAAGAACAACAACAGGCACAATTAGCTTCACAAGTTGATGAACGACAAGCTAATGCCGAAGCAAAAAGAGAGCAAGCTAGAGCAGCATGAACTTCCCATTCTTAGAACGTAAACATGAAGATGAATTATTTAAAGAAGTGTTTAAAGGAGAAGCTGGAAAAGAACTTATTGCACACATGTCTCATGTTTTTCATGTATTTAAAACTAATCAAACACCTGATCCTTACGTCTCCGCTTTCCAAGAAGGTCAGCGATCAGTTGTTATTAAAATAATGGAGATGTTACATCAAGACCTAGATGCGGTAAAACGCAGACTAGAAACAATGGAACAACAACGTCTGAAAAGGAGACAATAATGGAAGAAATGGCAACAGAAACTATCCCTGAAGAACAGGTAGGACAAGTAGCTTCTGAAGGCACAAATGGAGTAGATTCATATGAAGCATCTCATTTTGATAGGATGCAATTTGATCCTACCTCATTACCTGATAACTTGAAAAATGAACCAAGTCTTCAGACATTTACGACTGTAGATAACTTAGCTAAATCCTATGTTAATGCAGTTAAGAAAATTGGTGGGAACCCTGACCATCTTGTACAAATACCACAAGAAGGAGAGTCAAAGGATAATTTCTACAATGCTTTAGGAAGACCAGAAACACCTGATGGTTACGATTTCGGAGAAGATGGAGGTCAATTAGATTTCTATCGGAAGGCTACACACGAAATTGGTCTATCTAATAGTCAAGCCAGAGAAATGCTTCAATTGTATGCTGCGGTGGAAGGTGAGCAAAATAAAGAATCACAAAAAGCCAATGCCGATTTTCATGTTAATAGTCAAATTGAACTCAAAAGAGAGTGGAATAAAGATTATGACAAGAAGATGGATTATGCACAAAGAGTATTTGGGCAATTTGCTTCTCAAGAGTTTAAAGATTTAATGGATACTACTGGTTTAGGTAATCATCCAGAACTTCTTAAAACTTTTTCCAAAATTGGACAACTGATGGGAGAAGATCAACTTGTAGTAGGTAGTGGAATAGGTGGACAGGCCATGAGTACAGTAGAGGCAAGGGAGGAGATTCAGAGGCTTTATGCAGACAAAGCATTCTCATCGTCTTATCTGAACAAAACTGATCCTGGTCACAAACAAGCTACTAAGACAATGGAAAAGCTATTTGATCATGCGTATGCAGGACAACGTGGCTGACCGATGCCAACATGAAAGTTAGTTAAGAGACAATCGAAAGACCTTTTATAAATACTTTTGCGACCCGATAGGATAATCGCTAGGCACTATTGAAACCCTTTTTTTTAATTTTTAATAGGAAACAATATGCCAAGTTTTAGTGATATCGAAACCAGTTATGTCCAGCGCTATGCGCAGGATGTACAGCATATGTTACAGCAGAAGACTACTAGATTGAGAAATCTTGTAAGCCAGAAACTTGATTGTTCTGGTATAGCAGAATTTATTGATCGTATTGGTGGTGCAACTGCTGAGAACAAAAATGCTCGTTTCGCAGATTCGCCTGTGCAGTCTATAGCTCATCAGCGCAGGAGAGTAACAGCACGACCTTATCATGCTGGCTTCTTTGTAGAAGGTTTTGATCAACGTCGTATGAATTATGATGTTTTTCAGCCGTATGCAGAAGCAACCAGTATGGCAATGGCTCGTAAAATGGATGAGATCATCGTAGATGCTGCTTTCGGATCAGCTTATCAGTCTGAAAGTGGGGCAATGGATGGAGCAACAGAAGTTGTTTGGGCTACAGGTAGTTCAGTAAAAACTCTCTCTGGTAAAACTATTGGAGATCAGTTTATTGCTAGTACCTTTGCCTATGGTTCTACACCAAATGCAAATACCAAAGGTATGTCAAATGCAGGTGGTGATTATACTCTATCTATTGACAAACTTCTTCGGGCAAGACGAATACTTGCTCAGAACGAAGCGGATCAGTACGATGAAGGTGGGAATCCATTATATATATGTGTATGCTCTCAGTCACAGATAGAAGCTCTGCTTCATTCTACGGCTATCCAGAGTATAGACTATAATAATGTTCGTGCATTAGTAGAAGGTGAAACAAACTTCTTTGCAGGATTCCAATTCATTAAATATGAAAGTCTTCCTACATATACAGCTGGAATGAACAATAGTGATACAGGTGAGAAAGTTTTGGCTTTCCATCCTGCAGGACTATCGCTCTGTGTCTGGATGGACCCTGTAACGAAGATTGAACCCCGAGCAGATAAAAGTTTTACTCCGTATGCATATTTTGAAATGGATATGGGTGCAACTAGAGTCTGGGAGGAAATGGTTGTTCAAATTGATTGCCTCAAAATGTCCTAATTTATTAGGTTGAGTCCTTTAATATGAACGCTTAACTTTTAATTAAATAAGGAGTTAATATGGCTGATGTATTCGGCACACAACAGGCAAAAGCAAATGCTGTACCTATGAAGATGGGCGATGCTCATTCAATGGGTGGCAGAATGCGTATTTTGTCTGATACTTATACTGTCCCTGCAACTGGTTCAGCTGTGGGAGATGTTATAGTAATAGGTGATTTACCTAAAGGTGCAAGAGTATGGGATGCACATTTGGGTGTAAGTGGAGCAATAGGAACAGGCCCAACATCAATAGGAACTAGAGTCACAGTAAGTGGCACTACTACTACTGCTGTTGCAGGAATATTAGCTGCAGCTTCGCATAACGCCAACTTCAATCGAAAGATTGAAAGTGGACAGACTGCGACTACAGTTAGTGTTGCACCTTTATCCTATCCTGATGGTGCGGTTGTCATAGTTGTAAATACTACAACTGTGTGGACTGCAGCTAGGGTAATCACCTGTACGATTCATTATACAATTGATTAACCAATTAGGGGGTGTAGGAAACTATGCCCCCTTTCTAAAGAGGATTTATGAATAGAGTTAGTATTACTAATTTAGCATTATCCAATCTTGGTGAAGCACCAATTCAAAATTTAACTGATGATAATGCAAGAGCAAGAATTGCTAGTGCAAGAATTGATGATGTAATTCGTAGTATATTACGAATGCATGATTGGAATTCTGCAATGAAACGTATTGCACTAACAAGTATTGGGGAACCCCTGTTTGGATTTAATACTACATTCCAGTTACCAGCAGATTTTATTAAAATTATTGAGGTATATCCTGTTTCCAGGTTCAGGATACAAGCTGACACATTATTATCCAATGAAACTGAAATAAGTATATTATATGTTTACGAACCTACTGACGTAAATACTTTAGATGTTTTATTAGCAGAAGCTATTGCATTAAAATTATCAGTAGAAATAACAGAAACATTAACAGGAAAAGACGGATTAAAAGATCGCTTGTTTCAGAAATTTGTCATGGCATTGCAAGAAGCACGATCTGCTAATTCTAAAGATAAAACACCTGAACGTAGAGAAGAGTCTACATTCTGGAATGCTCGCAGAAGAGAAACCACACCAGTACATCGGACATTTAACTATCCCAAAACTGGTAATGCAGTAGATAATAACTTTACACCACCAGCTTCTTAATGCCGACATTTGAATTTCAGCAATCAAGGTTTACTGAAGGGGTATTAGCAAAAAGCCTTCAGGGGCGTTCTCCCGAAGAGTTTTACTCTTATGGCGTAGATGATTGTCAGAACATGATACCTTTAATAGAGGGGCCAATGGTGAAACGACCAGGCACAATTCATGTGGCAGAGTCTAAGACAAGCTCCTCGATACTAATTCCATTCTATAAAGGTGGCACAGAAGCCTATGTTTTAGAAATGGGTTATGACGAATCAGCTACCAATACTACTTTTGATTGTGATTTTACAAGTGGATCAACAACAGTTACAGCAACATCTGGTAATGTGGCTCTGTTGAGTATCGGTCAACATTTATGGCAAAGTGGTGGTACAGCAACAATCGCAACAACAACTGCTTATCCATCCAGCGATACAAGTGCAACTATTGTTTCTATAGATTCAGCTACTACATTTACAATTACGGAAACTGGTAATGCTGCCAGGACAGTAGCTTGTACATTCAGTAACAAACCTTACATA